TCGCCGGCAACGCGCCAATCCGCGAAACGGGAGAGATGATGTGACCTGCGAAGTGTTTATCGGTCATCTGTTCCTCGCCCGCGACGTGGCGCACTCCGCGCACCTGAACACACGCTCTTACGCCAAGCACAAGGCGCTGGGCAAGTTCTACGGCGGTATCGTGGACCTCGCGGACACGTTTGCAGAAGCCTATATGGGCCGCCACGGCATGATCGGGCCGATTGCTCTCCAGTCGGCCAAAAAGACAAGCAACATTGTTGATTTTCTTGAGGATTCGCTCAAGGACATCGAAGATATGCGCTACAAGGTCTGCGACAAGGACGAGTCCGCGTTGCAAAACATCATCGACGAGATCGTTGGGCTCTATCTGTCCACGCTCTATAAACTCAAATTCCTTGCGTGAGGATATCATGGGACTGAAATCAACCACTCAGGCATTGGGCTACCAGCAGATCACCAACCTGTCGGCCGCAGTAGGGCTTACCGTGCCACAGGGGGCCACACGCGCTTTGATTGCGCCGCTTTCAAAAGATATTCGCTGGCGCGATGACGGTGTTGCCCCAACGGCCAGCGTTGGTATGCCGGTCACGGCAGGAACCTATCTTAGCTATGATGGCGACCTCCAAAACATTAAATTCATCGAGACTTCGGCATCGGCCGAGATCAATGTGACTTATTACGTCTAAAGGACCGCCAACATGACCATTCAGGCGAACCAAGGCTTCGGCGTTTCAGTTTTCGGCGCAGTTAGCGGCGGTGGTGGTGGCGGGGGCGGCGGCACTCCCGGTGGACTGGATACGCAGGTTCAGTTTAACTCTAGCGGTTCGTTTGGTGCGTCTGCCGCGTTTACTTTTGTATCGCCGGCTTTGACAATTGGCGCTCAACAGTCAACGCAGGGCCAGATTGTCTTTGCCAATACGGCTGCTGGCGCTTTTGCTACCACAGTGCAATCGAGCAACAGCGCTTCTGCGGCATGGACTTTAACGCTCCCGGCTACCGCAGGCACGGCAAATTACGCCCTTACAACAAACGGCTCGGGCGTCTCTTCCTGGTCGCAGATCAGCCTTACGGCTGGCGTAACGGGCGTGTTACCGCTTGCAAATGGCGGCACTAACGCCAACCTCACTGCATCCAACGGCGGGATTATCTATTCCGGCGCGTCCGCGTTTGCGGTGCTGGCCGGGACGGCTACGGCCGGTCAAATGTTGCGGTCCGGCGCGTCTGGAGCGCCGTCATGGTCCACGGCGACGTTTCCGTCTACGGCTACTTCAACAGGAACTCTTTTGCGGGCTGACGGCACGAATTGGGCCGCGACGACTGCAACATACCCAACGACAACGGTTGCGGGAACGCTGCTCACTTCCGCCACGGCGGACACCGTCTCCGCCTCCGCTACGCCCACCCTTGGCGTTGCCGGTACGACAGCAGGAACATTGGCCCTTTCCGGGGCGACTAGCGGCACAGTCACTCTGCGGACGGCTGCGGCGGCTGGCACAGGAACGATCTTTCAATTCCCCGCCACGAATGGTGCGTCAGGAACAATACTAACAACTACAGGCTCTGGTGTTACGACGTGGTCAACAGCGACCTTTCCGTCTACGGCGACATCTACAGGCACAATTCTTCGCGCTGACGGCACGAATTGGGTTGCGACGACCGCGACTTATCCGACAACAACGACCGCAAATCAGATTTTGTACTCCAGCGCCACAAATACTGTCGGCGGCTTAACCTCGGCTAATACTTCGGCGCTTGTCACCAATTCTACAGGTGTGCCTTCGTTTACTTCTGGAGGAACGGCCAATCGTGTTCTTAGAACTGACGGAACAACCATAAGTTTTGCACAAGTTGGTCTTACAACAGATGTATCCGGGACGCTTCCTACAGCTAATGGAGGGACTGGACTTGGCGGCGCAAGTCCATTTACTTCTGGATATGTTCCATACGCAAGTAGCGCAAGCGCGTTATCATTTGGCTCCCCCATATATACGGATGGATCAAGTGTAGCCATAGGATCTACCTCATTTTCAGGAAAGTTGGACGTAAGAACGTCAGCACAACAAGCGTGCGTTTTTATGCAGAATACTAACGCAAGCTGGGCCGCTGATTTTAGCTTGGTATACAACCCAAGCGGAGGGGGCGTAGCATCCGATCTTGGCCTGTCAGCACGGTCGAGTGGCGATGTCTGGATAAAAAGCGCCAGTGCTTCTGGAATCATGCATCTAATGACTGCGGGGTCCAACGTCAGGTTTTCTATAGACAGTAACGGTAATGTCGTAGTGAATGATGCTGCTTTAGCTACCACCGCCACTAACGGATTTTTATATATCCCGACATGCGCTGGCGTTCCTACAGGCACGCCAACAACATATACAGGCCGATCTGCAATTATAGTTGACACAAGTTCCGGGGCTGGCGCAGGCAGGCTATATATCCGTGTTGGCGCAACCTGGCGCTACGTAGATCTGACTTAAGGTGGAAGCTATGAGCAATTCTTATACGTGGGGGATTACACAGCTTGAATGCTATCCTGAATATGGCGGGCGAGAAAAAGTTGTGTTTAAAATCGGGTGGGCACGCACCGCAACAAATGGATTACACACAGTCTGCAATTGCGGCGCTCAATTAATAGAGCTAAAGCCTGACGCGCCTTATACACCATATGAAAACCTCACTTTTGCGCAGGTTATTAGCTGGCTAGAAGATTCTATGGGTGAAGCTGCGCTTGCAATGCAAATTGCCGCTCTGGACAAACAGATTGAAGCCAAACTAACGCCGCCCACAATTACACTACAGCCGCCTTGGGCGTAGTAAATCAGCGCGGGAGGTTGTCTGTTCGGCCCGCGCTGTTCTCCACCGAACAGATACACCTTGGAGAAGGTAAATGGACAAGATTGCGATTGAGCTGCCGATGCAAGCATGGAATATTGTACTGAACGCTCTTGGGCAGCGCCCGTATGTAGAAGTTGCGGATTTACTTACGGAAATCAAACGTCAAGGAGAATCTGCGGCGGGCAGGGCCTCAGAAGACGAGTCTGTTGACCAAGGACTTGCCTGATGGTATTGTAAACTCAACCGACTGGCCGGAAAGCTAGGTAAAAATGGAAAATGAACAGGCTGTAGCGGAGATCAGCCCCGCGCCGGAACCGGAAGCTACGGCAGCGCCGGTTACTGTTGAAACGACGCCGGAGGAACAGCAGCCTACAAAATCGTTCACTCAGGAAGAGTTGGACGCGATTGTAAGCAAGCGCCTTGCAAGAGAACAGCGTAAGTGGGAACGAGAGCAAACCCAGAAGCTCGCGGAGTTACAGGCCCAAAAGCCCGTAACCCCTCCTGCGGACCCGAATGATTTTGAGACCGCTCAGCAATATGCGGAAGCATTGGCTGAGCAAAAGGCTCAGGAACTTTTGGCGAAGCGCGAGGCCGCAAAGCAGCAGGAAGCCATCGTTGAGGCATATAGAGACCGCGAAGAGGCAATTCGGGACCGATACGACGACTTTGAACAGGTCGCCTATAACCCAAACCTGCCCGTAACGGACTTTATGGCTCAGGCCATTCAGGCATCTGACATTGGCCCCGAAGTCATCTATTGGCTAGGGTCCAACCCGGCAGAAGCCCGACGGATCTCCAGCTTGCCGCCGATCTTGCAGGCAAAGGAGATCGGCACGATTGAAGCCAAACTGGCTGTCAATCCGCCGGTCAAGAAGACATCATCCGCTCCAGCGCCGATTGCGCCTGTTGCGGCTCGTTCTTCGGGGGCTCCGGCGTATGACACGACGGACCCGAGATCGTTGAAATCCATGTCCACGTCGGAATGGATTGAAGCGGAGCGGCTGCGGCAGATCAAGAAGCTGGAAGCACAACGTAGATAAGGAACTCAACCGTGAGCAATTCGCTTCTTACGATTGACATGATTACTCGCAAGGCCCTTGAAATCCTTGAGAATAATCTTGTCCTGACCCGCACCGTAAACCGCCAGTATGACGACAGCTTCGCCGTCGAAGGAGCCAAGATCGGCTCGACCCTCCGCATCCGTTTGCCCGACCGCGCTCTGGTCACGGACGGCGCGGCCCTTCAGGTTCAGGACGACAACGAGCAGTACACCACGCTCGCGGTCTCCAGCCAGAAACACATCGGCGTCAACTTCACGACCGCCGAGCTGACGATGCAGTTGGACGACTTTGCCGACCGCGTCCTGAAGCCTCGTATTTCGCAGCTTGCCGCTTCTATCGACGCGGACGTTGCGAACAGCTTCAAGTATATCGGCAACTCAGTCGGCACGCCCGGCACGACGCCGGCTACGTCGCTGGTTCTGCTTCAGGCTCAGCAGAAGCTGAATGAGAACGCCGCCGTCATGTCGCCGCGCTACGCGACGGTTAACCCGGCTGCGAACGCCGCGCTGATCGAGGGCATGAAGGGTCTCTTCAACCCGGTCTCGGCCATCTCGAAGCAGTTCAAGAACGGCATGTTCGGTGAAGGCATCCTCGGCTATGACGAGCTGAATATGTCGCAGTCGATCAAGCAGTTCACGACCGGCTCGCGCACCGGCACCGTCACG